GCCCTATTCCTTCGGCAGATTCACCAGCGCAAACGCCGCCGCCGGATCGACGCCAAGCGATTTCGCCTCGCCGAGCGCGCCGATGATTGCCTTGAGTGCTCGCGCCCGGCCGCCGATGTCGAATGCCTGCAAGGGTTGCATCACGTCCAGCTTAACTTCGCCGCCGAGCTTGTCGCTGGCCTCTTCGCTGATCATCGCGCCGATCGGTTGCAACGTCCATTGCGCAAGGTGCCGCTGAGCCTCACGCACCAGCGGCCCGGTGCTTGCGGCATTGGCCAGCCCCGGCAGAATCCCAAAGGCCATGCTCACCGAATCTCGTGCGGCGCTGAGCGTCTCGCGTGTCATCGCCTTGGACAAATCAGGCGTCACGTCAGAGGGGCGCCAGTCCTGCGCCGGCACCGGGCCACCAGCAGCCTGCACGTTGACTGATTCCCTGAGCAACAGCTTGCCCCGAGCACCGCGAAACTCGCGCCCGATCTGCGCCAAATCTGCGTTGGGGCTTTCGGGGAACGGCACGATCTGCGAGCCGAGAGGCATATTCTCAAACGCCTCGGCCAGCGCCGATTCAACCGCGCTCAACATTCCCGCCGTGAGGCTAGCCCGCTTCAGCGGTGCCTGCCCGATATAGGGCGACGATATGTCGCAGCCGATGCGAAAGTGCAACACTTCAGCCGCCAGCACCGTGCGCGACTCACCGCCGCCAGTATTTGGAACCGTCACCCGATACGCAACCGGCGCGCCGTTGCGGGTGCTCAAGCTCCAGTCAGAGCACGGCACCAGCGTGTCACCGATCAGGAACACCGCTTCGCCCCTGAGAGCCAGTGAGCGCGCCGCCAGCGCCAAGGTGCGCCGGGTGAGCATGTCGGTGCCGGAAACGTCCGCAAGGCTCAGGCCGCCCGCCCAGAGGCTCACGCAGCCTTGAACCGTCGCAGTCAATTCAGCCGTGCCCACTCGCCCGGTGATGTAGGCCGCGCGCGCGCCGATCATCTCACCGGTAAAGCCGGAGCCGCTGGAACGGGTTTCAACCGCCTGTTTTTTGCTAAATGGCCACATGCTCAAGCCCTCCGATAAGTGCGCAGAAGATCGCCCGCGCCGCTGTTTGCCATCGCCCTTGCCAGCCATGCAGGCGAGCGCGTCACCTTCAGATCGATCGGCCCGGCATTGATCGAATAGTCCGACGCGCCGGGGTGATCCGTGGTTTCAGCCATGTATTCCGCCAGCCGCCGGAACGCCTCGTTGACCTCGGCCGGCACCGTGCCAGAGCCGACACTTGCCGTGATCCGGTATGGCCCGGAGTCCAGCACATAGCCGCCCAGAGGCCCCGCCGTGAGCGTCTCCGCCGTCCAGGCGTCATTCTGCCAAAGCTCGGTTGCCGTCACCGTCGCGGGCGTCAAATCAGCCGCCCACTCGCCCGGCCCTTCGATCGTCCAGACCACCGCCCGCGCCGTCCAGCGGTGCGCGATATAGGCTTCGATCCGCGCCCAGATCATATTGCCGTCAAGCGCCGCCGCCGCCGTTGACAGGCCAGCCGGAACCGCCGGATAACTGGCCGGCACGGATTCGTCGCGCTTCAAAATTTCGGCCATCTCAAGCCCTCCAGCGTTGCATGTGCAGCGTGCCCGATATGCGCTCAGGCACTGCCCATGACCGCGCCGATATTTGCGCTTCGGGATAGGCCGCGCGCGTCACTGCGCTCAACTCGAACAGCAGCGCCGCGTTGATTGTGCGGATCACCGCGTTGCCTTTTTTCGGATCCTCTTGCGTGATTTTTTCGGCATTGGCCACCGTGCGTTGTGGCGGGATTCGGAACCCCGGCGACAGTCCGACCACAAGCCCCGCGTCGAAGGCCGCAAGGAAATCCCGTGTCCAGCTCGTTTCCCGCATCTGCGGGGTGATTTCCGCATCCATGAGCAACGCCGCCTCGGTGTCTTTCAGGCTCAGCGTGCCCGCCGCGACCGAAGCCAAAGGCTTGTCAAACCGGTGCCCGCTCAGAAACAGAATATCCGTATTATTTTCAAGGTTGTAGGAAAACGCGCCCGGCGCGAATTGCTCCTTCTTCGGTCGCCCGCCATTGCGCCCGCCGTCGCTGAGCGTGGCAAGTGAATTATACGGGAAAGACCCCCGAAGGCGGAATGAACCGCCCCCGGTTTTGCGGAGTTCAAGCCCGCCGCTTTGTGCCCCGAAAAGCATCACTGCAACCCGGTGAGCACTTCGAGTTGCGCCGGGCGCGCAACCGTCACGTCCGCCGTCACCAAGCCGGTGAGGCGCAACCCGCCCGAGGCCGCGTCGGAGTAGACGTCCCGAATGAGATCCAGCCCGCCCCAAAGTCCGATGAAAAACGGTGCCACGCCGCCCCTCACTGTCATCAGCGCCTTGCTGGCCGCCGGAGTCCCGGTCGGAGCCGCAAGCGCATTGCTCGACAAAACCACGCGGCCGATCTTGGCGACCAGCCGATCCCATTCGGTGCTTGCAGTGCCGCTCATCACGGTAGCATCCATGACGTCGAAGATTTCAGGCCGCAACAGCAGCGAAACCGACTTCGGTCCGGTTGCAGCATTGGCGGTCAGGAACCGCACCACCGCCGCGCGGAACGCCGCATAGTCCGCCGCCGCGCCGATCGCCGTGCTTGTGATGCCATACGTCGCCACGCCAGCCACCACGCCCAGAGGTTGCCCACTGGAGCCGGTGCCGAGAAAGGCGGCCTGATCCAGCTTCACACGGATCGCCGACTGCATGTCGCGCCGGATCGCCTGTTCGAGCGCCGCGCCCGATTGCTTGAGCGTTTTCCGCGTCACCTTCATCTGAATCCCGAGAGTGTTGTCGGGCGCCATCGCCCGATCGGTCGTTGCAAAGGCAGTCGGAGCCGCCACAGAGCCGGTTTCGGTCGCAGCCCAGCCCGCCGCCACGCTCGACGTGACAACCGGCCACTCGCGCGCGCCGAAGGGAATGCTGATCATCCGCGCGCCCATTGCCGTTGCTACGGAATCGGCAAAGAGCCGATCGATAATCGGCATGGTTTGCAGCGGATTCGGGGTGCCGCCGGCGACGGTTTCGCCGGCCCGCGTTTCCAGAGCTTCGAGAGGCACCGGAATGCCGCGATAGCCGCCTTGCTCGCGCATCTCGGCCACCACCTCAGCCGTCGCGCCGTCCAGCGCGCGGCCTTGTTCGGCATAGGCCATGACCGCTTGCCTGATTTCGTACCGGCCCAGAAGATCGGCCCATTCGGTGCCGTCGCGGGTTTCCAGATCGGCCCCGGCCTCGCGCCGCTCGGTGTCCTCAGCCGTCAGCGCCGCGCGATACCGCGTCTCGTTTGTGCGATATTCAGCGTCCAGCGTCTCCATCTGGCGGGTTTCGTCCTCAGTCGGGGTTTCTTTCCCGACCAAACCGGCCAGCGATTGCCGAATTTCCGACTGGCGCCGGGTGATTTTCACAGAATCAAGCATTTTTTACCTCATTGCTCGAAGGTTTGCGCCGCATGTCTTGCAGCAGATTGCGCCATTTTTGGCGCTCGGGTGAAAGCGGGGTGTGCCCGCATTCAATTCGTGTCTTGGCCCCGTGGCACTTGCCGCAGAGCGTTTGCAGATTGCTCAGATCGAAAGCCCGCTCGGGATGCGTCCGCACCGGCAAGACGTGATCCACTTCGAGCCGCCCGCGTGCACCACACGCAACGCAGCGGAACCCGTCACGCCGCTTGGCCATCAGCCGCAGGGCAGGCCATCGCCGATCGCGATAAACGCTCGTGCCATATCGCTTCACACCCATATCGGCCCCCGTGCATTCGTCGCCGGCCGTGCCGATCGGCGAACGCCTTCAGCGACCGCGATGACTGTTGCCGACGCCGGATCAATCCGCCCGGTGCTACGAGCCTTCGCCAGTTTCAAATTGTCCGCCGGATCGCGCAGGCAAACCGCGTCCGCGAACGCCGAGCGGAGCAGCAGGCTCGGAGCCGATTTCACCCGGCCGTCATAGGTCGCGCGCTGGAACCGCTGCACGTCTTCGCCGCCATCTCGCCAGCCCGTGCCGCGCCAGATCACCGGGCACCGAATGCCCGCCTTGTCGATCGCTTCGCCCAGCTCTGCGCGCTTGTATCTGTCGGCGATCAGCGCCGAAATTTGCTCGCCCTCGACATGCGCCATCACCTGCATCAGCCAGGGCGCTACCGGCACCGTCAAATCGCCGAGAACAGACAATTCGCCACGATTCTGCATTTCAACGTAGCGCCCGGCCACGCCGTCAGACTGCCCGCGATCCAAGAGCGACGGCCGCGAAGGGAAGGTGCCAAGGCACTCAAGTCGCCCGGTGTCGGGCCAGTAAAAACTTGCCGCCGTCATGCTGGATGATCCGCCAAGATCAATGCCAATAACCACCGCTCCGGCCCGCTCCGGCAAGTCGGAAACCTCGCAGGCCAGCCATTCATCAACCGTCAGCAACACGTTGCGGGTTTCGCCGCTGACACGCTCGTTTCGGTTGTAAAGCCGGTAGCTCGTGAGCGTAGAGCCGCCCCGCGCAATCGCCCGCCGCGCTTGCGCCTGAAGCCATTCGAGGCTTGAACCGATGCCATGAATGGCCCCCGGATTCGCCAGCTTCAGCGATGCCAAATCGTCAGCAGGCAAGCCCGGTGCGGGCCGGTGCTCTTGCCGATAAACACCAGGCGCATCTTCATCCAGCCAGCGATTGAATGCGTGTTTGTCATCCGGCGCGCTTGTCGAGATGATCAACGCTCGCCCGCCGCGTTTGCCGAGTCCGCTTAGAAGAGCGTGCTCCAAAGCGTCGCCCTGATCGGCCTGCCAGTGCCCGCGCTCGTCCATGAGCACCAGATTCGGCGCCGATCCGAGCGCACTTTTGCCATCCGCAGCAATAACGCGGAGAAAATGCGAGCCGCCGTCGCCTTCAAATTCAATCTCCAACCGGGGCGATCGACGATAGATCAAATCCTTCTGCACATCGTCCGGCAGTGACCGCGCAAACCCGCAGCAAAACTCAAACGCAATGCGCCCTTGATCCCGAGTCCGCGCCGCAATGATAATTTCACGCCTTGGCTGAGAATCCCAGATGCCCAGAAGAGCGCCGAGAGCCAACCCCGCCGACAGTGCCGACTTGCCATTACCGCGCCCGATGCTGAGAACAGCGACATTCGCATCCTTCGCCAGCGCGCCCTTGACAAATTTACGCTGAAACGGCGCCAGCTTGATCGGCTGATCGGCAAGCGGCCCTTCAGGGATTGCCAGCGACTCCAGAAACCGAATTGCTTTGCTGCTGTCCTTCATTTCATCGCCCCGCACAGCGCAAAAGGAAAACTCCCCACCTACGAACACCCCCCCGAAAGATAACCGGGGCATTGGGACCAATTCAGTCTCCTCACGCTTGCTCATCATTACCTCTATCTCTCAACTTCGCCGTTGCTCTTCTCTTCTCTGTAGCTGCTCAATGGTGAGACCCTGAGCAAAGGGCATAGGATGACAGTCCCCAGCACCTGCCGAGACTGTCCCCATGCCCTCCGCGATGTTGATCTGCTCAACGGAGCCGACCCCTCGCTTTGGACCCCTTCCTTGCGCATGACCTCGCAGGTTGGGTTGATCGCTACTTTCCAGCACCTTGGGTCATATCTATGCCGGGTGATCGGGCTTCGATCTTTCGGACTGCCCTTGCTTTGTGATCACGTCCCGTGGTAAAGTATTCGCGTCTGGCGCCACCGTTACCAGCACCTTCTCAGCGCCTATCCCGTCCGCCGAACACGCCCCGCGTTACGAAAGTGCGCGGGGTCACTTTTTTCGTCACCTCTCAATCACGCGGCCGCCTTTTGCGATTCCCAGGCGGCGATTTCGGAAAGTCTCCAGCGCGTGCAGCCGGGCGAAAGCTTGACTGCGCGCGGAAATTCCGGGCGCTCGCGATGCCACCGCCAAACCGTCTGCCGAGACACGCCAAAGCGTTTGCCGAGGTCTAAATCTGAAAGATAAGTTTCGCTCATGGACGGCACCGAATGTTACGACGCCAAATAATTAATGCCCTAAATCATCCCGCGCCATTGTGTTTTAAAAAGAGAAATTAAACCCACAGGCTCGCGCTGTGTCCAGGTATCGCGAGCCGACTGAACATTTTTCGATCCGGTTGCAAGAATTGTCGCGGCCTCGGCCCATGTCGCGCCCGCTTCGCGTGCGTCCAAAACCCGCAGATAAACCAGCCATTTCTCGGGACGCGATCGCTTTTGCAGTTTGCCGCCGTGGAAGTTCTTCTGCACCTGATCCAGCACTCCCTTTGCTTTTGCAATTTGGGCCGGTATCGGCTTGCAGATATCGAAAAGAATTGCCATCTGCCCAGCCCAGACAGGCATTGAGTCGATCGGCTTTCCATGCAGCGACGCCGCGCTACGCCCGACGCAATAGGGCAGTTCCCCGCCGCTTTCGTCGAATCTTCGCGACAGACTATCGGGCTGTTCGCTGACGCGCGGATTCAGCAAACCAGAGGTGCCATATTTTCGGAAAAGCACAAAGTATTCGTCATTCGGGTCAATCGCCTGAAAGCCAGGTTCTTCGGGCTTCAACGGTGGCCCCATGCTCGCAAATTTTTCCGTCAGGTAGGCCACTTCTTGCGGCGTGCCGCGAATGTTG